GCAATATATTCGCTGTAAGAGATTGATCTTTTAACTTTTTCTGCTAAGTACTCAGAATAATCTAAACCTCTGTTAACGTTTTCTGCTAAATAATCAGAATACTCGATTGATTTGTTTAGGTTCTCACCTAGGTATTCAGAGTATTCAATACCATTATTTAGTTTCTCAGCAACGTATTCAGTGTAAGCAATACCTTTGTCTAGGTTCTCACCTAGATATTCGCTATAAGCAATACCTTTGTCTACGTTTTCTGCTAAGTACTCAGAATATTGGATATTTTGATCTACCTTCTCAGCAAGATATTTAGAATACTCGATAGATTTATCAACACTCTCTGCAACATACTCAGAGTAAGAAATTGACTTGTCCACGTTTTCTGCTAAATATTTAGAGTAAGAGATGTTCTTGTCCAAATTCTCAGCCAAGTATTTAGTGTAGCTGATGCTTGAATCTAGATTCTCTGCTAAATACTCACCGTATTTAATAGCACTGTCCAAATTCTCGGCTAAATACTCAGAGTACTTTTCAAGTTTTGCTACTCTTTCTTCCAAGTCTGAAGTGTTAGACTCTTCAGCGGATTCGCTTAATTTTTCTTTTTGTTCTTTAATTTCTGCCAATGTAGACTTCATCGAATCCATTTCCTTTTTCAAGAAAATTGAATATTGATTAAGTTCTTCCGCAGTAACAAATTCATTATTCTCCATGAGGATTGTTTTATTTTTGTCTGATTTTGATACGAGTTTGTTGAATTCTTCGTTATTTTCAACTTTATATATCTTCACTGTAGATTCATTTTCTAGACCTAATGATTCATTCACACAAATTAGATCAGATAAAACGCTGTTATTTCTCATTTCAAAGAATTCTTGGAATGTATAACCTGCGCTTTCGTATACTCTTTCTAATTGTGCGTCCTGAAATCCTGGATCTGCAACTAAATCGTAAGTGAATATTTTCTTGATTTGTACTTTCTTATCGTTACCAACTGCACCAGCTGCTCTTGATGATATTGAAAGTGGTACTCCAGCATCTACTAGCTTTTTAGCAATTTGTCCTGCTGGGGTATCTAAAAGTCTTACCTTAATCTTAATCTCTCTGTTAGCTTTATCGTGATTAAGATCAGTGATGATGTGTGAAATGTTCTTCAAAGAAACATCGAATTTCTCAGGGTGATCCAATTCACCAACCAACCTCTTTTGAGCTATTTTGTCCTTAAGGTAGTTTAGGTGTGGAAGATATTCGGCCTCTTCATATATTCTGTTGTTGTTGTTCTCTTTTCCAAACACAGCAGCAGTACCTTCTAAGACATAATCGTCCGAATCTGTTTTTTTAGATTCAAGGACCGTATTTTGTCTTTCGAGAATAAAGACCAAATCTTCGTTCAATTTTTGAGTTGTTGGCATTTTTCTATCTTCTTTTTGTATTTCTTATATATCGATACTGGTTTCAGTATTTTTTACTATTTTTTGAGATTATTCATATTTTATTCTGTCCTCAACCTCCGATGCAAACGTTTTAGCTATTTGGAAAGATTCACCGTCAGTAACTCTATACCTTCTAGTTTTGTCTCCAAATGCAGCAAATCTGTTCTTAAGCTTAACTTCTACAACGTCTCCTCTGTTATCCTGTAGTGCTTTTGCAAACGTAATTGCCTTCCAGTTTTGGATTCCTAATACTTCCTTATCCTTATCAGTAAGGAATTTATCTATTAGATTTATCCCTCCAGTTACCGAGTTATCCTTGATAACAGTTGAGCTTCTTCTATCCTTGATCTGAACATCCTTAGGATCAACCTTGATGTAGTAGTCATCAGATGTTTTATTATCCTCAGGTTTTGCGTCATCATTTTTACCGTCATCCTCAACTTTAGGATTTGTTACTACCACGATTTTACCATCGTCTTCTTTCTTATCCTCTTCTTTCTTCTTCTTGAAGACATAAACTCCTCTCTTAGGATTCTCTATATCCTCGTTAACAGTATTGACCTCAACATCAATAGATTGACCCGGCTTAGCTGTATAATCATCAGGATTTATTGTGAAGTTGGTGAATAGACCAGCTTTATATTTTCTAAGGTCCGGATCCGCATATTCTCTGTCGGTTACCCAATAGATCGCGATTTTTGCAGGTCCAGCAAGTTGTTCCTGAGAAAGTTCTAGATTTCCTCCAGAAGCTTTAGCATTAACGTCTTCGTTAATACCGTCTATTCTATTATTGAAATTAGAGAAACTAGTGATCACTTCCGATTCATTTATAAAAGATCCATATCCTGCATATTCCTCATTTTCTTTAGCCCCTGGTGCTTTCTCTCCGGGTCTAGTTCCATAATCAGATTTATCCTCCTTAGGTAAGAATATCTTCTGCAGATCAGAATCTGTTGTTGATCTTAGTTCATCGTCCGTCATTAATCTTCCCGCCACGTTGATAACATTTTCCTCAGAGTCTTCATAATAGAACTCATAAGTTTCAGGTGCACTAGTATCAGATACTATAAGCTGGTCCGAAGAATTCTGTAATGCCTCTTCGAAAACAGTCCAATCGCACATTCCTTGAAAATTAAAAATCGATGTAAGTTTAGAAATACCATCAACATATGATATTTTAAAATCTAGATCCTCGTTATCAACAATTCTTGCAACAGTATTGAAAAATCCACTCTGGTCGTTTACAAGATCATTATTATCAAGAGCAATCATTACCAGTTCATGATCTGCCAATTGTTTCTGTACTTCTTTTGAATTAACCTGGGTTAGAATAAAGACCGAATAGTTATTCTTTTCACCAATCTTTATGATTTCTGCAGTTGTTCTTGTTTCATTGCTATAAAGGAAGCTTACAGCAGTTCCCCATCCACCACCAGCGGGTTGTGACCAACAAAAAGTGATAGGAACACCGATTGGTAATTTCTTAGGATCCATCTCGTTATGAGCAAAATCTTTTACCTCATTATATTTAGGTGCTTGTTTATCGCTAAACCAATTCCAAGTAGACCCAACAGCATCGATAACCATTAGAACCTCACCAACGAAAGGTATAGCTTTAAATCCACCCTTACTAGCTCCTCTGGTAAGACCCTTTCCGAATGCTTTTAGTGCACCACCGACACCAACTTTACCCAATGTATATGCTGCCTTAGCTCCTCTAGCACCTCTTGCTATAGCGGATCCTACTATTCTGGTGTTTTTAAGAAGAGCCATCGATTTAGCTGTTCCCCAGATGCTCTTAATACCCGCTCCTGTATAACTTTTAAATTTACTAAATAGTCCTGCGGTTTTAGCTCCGGTGGAAGCAGTTTTAGCAGCTTTAGCAGCTGGACTAAATCCTGATATAGTTTTTAGCAATTGGCTACCTGCCCAAGCACTACCTGCTACTTTAAGAGCACCATATAAAACTACTCCTGCTCCACCCATAGCAGCAAGAATTGTAGCATCCTGTACTATTTTCTGAGTTAATCCCTCGGCAGTCTCATCCGCAGCGATAGGTCCTCCTGGAACCATCTCGGTAACATTTAAAAGCATTATTTTAGAAGAATCTGCGGTTTTTACAAAACCAGTTGCTCTAATTGCCTTTAATGTCTCCAGTATATTATCACCAGTATTGGGATCCTCACCAGAAATGAAAATTGCTTTATCCGATCCCACGGTAACTTCGTCGGGACTCATTGTCTCGTCTATCTTACCAGTAGATCTTAATTGATTATATGCAAAGTGAAATTTAATAGATTCCCTGTATGTTGGATCATCCTGAGATTTTTCCCCCTTGTCCTCATTCAGTTTAGAAAATTGAGTGAACGAAGCAACACCAGTTGATTCGTCGATTGAGATGTCAATATCATCAAGATCATACCCATAATTCTCTTTCAAATATTCGGTTATATTACCGCTATATCTGCTCATGTCTTCTGAATCAGCTACCCATTCTCTAGGGTTGTTCTTAAGCCACTTTTGGAAATCCTCCGAGGTAGACCACCATTGAAAATCCTCAAATGATGCACTTTCTGCACCTTCCATATCCAAAGGAATAGTTAGAAAAGGAAAATCCTCTCCCATCTTATATTCTGCTTTTTTGGGTAATAATATAACCATCTTTTGTATTATTTTTCTGTGTAAATTTTATCGTACGATTTAGAAATGATATTTATCAGTTTTTCTATATATCCTTCATTTCTGAGCTTTTTAAAAGCTAAATTACCAATCGACATTTCCCCTCCTTTTGCAAGTCCTTCCTTTCTCATTTTGAAGATCTTTGCTTTCAGCTTTATACATCTTTTATATAGCTGTCTTGCGTTTGTGGGTAGCACAGAGTCAATCATTAATCTGGAGTGTATCTGTTCGATGTCAGAAACTATACCATTATATTTCTTCTCAACATCTCTCTCATCAATTGAAGGAGGATCGTATACGGGCTTCTTTATCCACTCGTTATTCAATAAGGAAAATAGGGCTGAAGCAGTGTGAGGTTCGTCCTCGTCTTGTACATATAGTTCAACATCATATCCTCTGATGCTAATGTCATGTCTAAGGTTCCAAGTGAACCTTATGCCATCTATAGCTCTTTTAAGAATTTGTGGGTTCTCATCATCTATACCCTTAAGATTTACTATGATATGAACATCAAGATCTGAAAAATCGGTGTAATTGTAATTTGAGAGAGATCCGGTAAGTTGGATGTCAACTATATCCTTCTCCTTTAGGATATCCTCGAAATCAAGGAAGAATTCTTTGGCTATTCGGAGAAGCTTTCTTCTTACCCTTTGATCAAATACCCATTTTTCATTCCTCTCCTTGTCTTTTTTCTTAGTCCAAAAGACAGGGTTTAATTCATCATGATAGAATGGGTTTATCTCCCTTTCATTAAGAGAAACCCCTTTGGTTTTTAAGAATTCGATAAAATGTAATACTCCGTCCACTAAAAAAGCTTTTCTCTATATATCAAGAAAAGCTTTTAAGGTATTGTGTGGTTTTGTATTTGCTAGAAGCAGACCTTCTCCATGACATCCATTACTGTTTTCACATCAGCTTCACAGTAGGTGGAGATCTTATCATAATCCTTCTCTATCCAATAGGTGTGATTAACTTTAGATCCGTCAAGATCACCTTTTGGTGATGGTATATTAAGCGAACAAGCCAATAGATCAAGACTTAGATATTTTTGTTGTACCCAGCTTCCAAAAGCAAAAATATCTGAGGTGTCGACATAGGGTATTTCCCATGGCTTCTTGTCCCAAATCTGAATATTACCCGAGGGGTTTATTCCATTAAAGACCATTCTTTTACCTAGGCATGGCACATCGAATCCTTTAATATTATGTCCACATAGCTTCCAGTTCTTAGCCATGGCATTATTTAAAACCTTGTTTGTTTTATTAAGAATATCAATCTCATCCTGACCTGCAAAAGAAATGAATTTTTTCTCACCATCCTCTGTGAATGTACCAAAGGTAACACAAACAACTCTTGAAAATTCAGGTTCTAGTGAACCTTTCTGTAAAAATATCTCACCGTCGGTAGCTCCTGCCAATTCCGTATTTGCTCCTCTATAATAATTCGCTCTTTTAGACCAAAGTGCAGCTAATCTAGGATTAAGCTCGCTCATCGTTTCGTATCCTTCGTACGCACATGCGGTCTCGACATCAAAATATAAGAAATTCTGTATTGCTTCTTTTTTAAACATGGGTCTCTAAAATTTCTGTAAATATAAACAATAAACTCGAAATAAAAAAATTATTTCTTAGCAACTTTGTTTATCACTACGGGAGGTAGTGATTTATAATTCTTTAGATATTCGATATAAGCTGATTCCCCTGATGGTGAATCTATTACGATATCGCATTCCAAACCAAATGTTGGTATTCTTCTGCTTAATGATCTTGCTGGGACAGGAGAAAGCGAAACCCCGTATTCATTTACGTCCTCGGATTCACCATGTATAAAGAAAGGTCTTTGACCAGCTTTCCACGTTGAGGAAGCTAAGAATAGTGCCTCTCTAATACTAAGTCCGCCATCATTAAATTGATGAGGTAGCGATCGAAAACATAAAGGTATTCCAGATTCATAGTAAACTCCGGACAGAAGATCCGTTATTGAAAAAAGACTAGGTTTTTCGTCATTCGTAACACAAAGTTTTTCTGCTGTTGATTTGTCAAGCAGGGAGACACGCTCGCAAAAAGATTTCATCGTAGCTTTTCTGTTTCCATAAGCAGAACCAACACGAACAACTATCGATGGATAGTCCACACCGAGTAAATCCAATATTGATCCAAGTATGTTAAATAGTCTTACTGTATTGTCTCTAACCTGTTCTAATTGACTACCCAAAAAATATTCCTTGCCAACAAAAAAACAAATCCTAATTGAATTCTTATTGATGATGGAATTTATTTCATTGATCTTGGAGGATATCACTGGATCTTCCTCTTCTATGGTGTCATCGAAGAATGATTGGCTGATGTCCAACTCATTGACATCGAGACAAACAGACTTTGCCATTATACCTGAATTTATGCGGCATATATCCAGAATGAGAGCAAGCATATCGTCATATGAAGATATTGAAAATTCTCCATTTATGCTTCTTTTGGGAAGCCCGATATAAGAAATATTTGGTTGGTTGTTACCGGATACCATCGAATGTCTTTATTCTTTGTACCCGTGGGATTGGAATTAGTTTCCTTTATTTTATCCCCCAGTAGTCTCAAGTCCCAATTCACTGGAACTGTATACTGTTTTAGAATTGAATGCAGCGCTTGGGATTTCGTTATTTTTGTATTTAGAAATGGTTTCCATATTTCCGTGGTCTCCTCCTTCAGCAAATTTAACTGTATCACTTTTTACCTCGATGACTCTTTCAGTTTTCTTACCCTTATTATAGACTTGGATAAAATACCTATATTGTTGGTTATCAGGATTTCTAAATGCTCTAACTATTACGCCAATAACATCCTTCTTTGATTGTAGTGGTTGTGCTATGATCACGTCGCCTAATTGGAATTCAGATCCTTTTACTGTACGCTCCACGTTTGGATCGGGACCAACAGAAACTGAAAGATCACTGAAAGGCTTGTAATTTATCTTAAATATACCATTAGCTCCACCATATCCATAGGTGTCGCCAAATGCATTACTATCGAATTCGTTTATTGGGATTATGTGTTTCATTAGACTATGTATCCGATTGCTCAGAGCTATTTTGTAGCTTAATCACGTCTCTTATTTTAGATGCCAGTTCATACTGTTCCCTAGCCAGAGCTTTTTTAAGCATAGATTCGAGATTACTCATATCCGAATCTTCTCTTTTTATATCCTTTAATTGAGTATTTTCAATAGCACAAATTCTCTGAGGTGAGTATATGACTTCCAGGGTAGAATCCAATATGATGGCATCAAAATCTTCATCGTCCTCGTCATCCTCGTCATACTGATCCCTTAGTTGGTTGATCGATTCTTCCGACCATTCTGCATTATTCCAGAATATCATCCAGTATCCATAAATAACCTCAGCTAAATCATTCTCTATGACATATTTAAGAAGACTTTTTAGTTCATTCTTTATGTCATTCTTAGTTATCCCGTCAGCAAAGGGTTTTCTTTTAACACCAGGTATAGCTGAAGTTCCGTCTCCTACCCCATGCTTAAAGCACTTGTTCACCTCGTAAATAGCATCCCAATCTAAACTTGAGATAACTTTGTCGATTAATTTGTTATTCCCTTTTTTCATTCCTCTATATATTCCTATTTTTGAAGTCCGGTTTGTTCAGCTATATCGGATAGCCATGCTTGGTATCTATCCGGATAGAATTCTTTTATCTGAAGAAGATCCCTTCTCGTTATCTTGTATTTATCCCTTATAAAGGCCTCAACCTCAGGAGATTCCTTGATTTGCGTTTCCTCCTGCTTTTCCACCTTTTTTGTTTTGGTGTATATCCAGACCGGTGGTTTGCTAAATCTATGCGATAATGTGTCTCTCCACCAATCAACAACGGGTGCAGGGGTAACTTTTAATTTATTGAATTGGTTCGCCTGAATGGGAAACTGTATAGACATTATTCGATTAACCATGAAAAAATTCCTTGATTTATCGATCCTCCCTACAGATTTCCAGTTCTTGTCGTTTGTCGAAAATATATTTTTAACTATATCAAAAAGCTGCATTATCTTTTATTTTATAAGATGTTCAAAAGGATCGAATCCCTTAGGCTGATATCCAGAGGTAACCCATTCGGTTCCTTCCAATATTTTAATTCTATCTAGAGTTACAGATCTTTTTTCTAGCGAAATACCTCTTGATATTTCATCAGTACATCCATTAGCAACAAAATCGGGTATCATTGATGAATTTAACCACATGAGCTTAAAGTTTCTAATTATATTAGATTTCACCTTAATTCTATTCTCGGAGCTATCAACACCCTTAGATGTTCTAATTACTAATCCACTTAACCAGTTTAGAAATTCTTCACTTTTCGATGAGTTGACTAATGTACCGAAAGATTCGTCACACCATTCAGATTCTAAAAATGCTTCGTATACGGTATCAGATTTCTTCTGCGTAAAATTGACTGGTTTATTGTTTTGCATGTAAGTGAATACGCCGGGAACAGAATCACCTTTATCGCCAATGAGTATCTTATTGAATATAAAAGGTCTGCTCTCAATTTCTTCGATTTGAACCTTCTTTAGGAAGTCTTTAAATCTTTCCTTCTCAGGAGAGATTGTTGAAGCCATATTAAAAATGTTAACTGACTCGTTCTTATCAAGCCATGATTCTTTCCATCCTCTCGGAACAGATATGGTATTCTTCTTCGAATTATTATTCCATATGGCAGTCCATGAACCTCCAGATATTTTTGCTAACTGATGTAGATCTTTATCACCCGTTATGATTATACAATTTTCTTTTTTGCTATTAAAGTGATCCGACCAAAACATTAGGAGATCATCACCTTCAGCTCCTTCGACCTTAGAAAAAATAAATCCCATCTTTTCGAGATGAGAACCAAATGATTGCATAAGTTCAAAAAAGATAGTCCAGTCAACGGCTTCGTCCTTAACTCTTCCCGATTTATAACCGCCGTCCTCTATTTCAATATCCTTTCTCCAACTTCTGCTATCTGCGGTGAAAACTAATCTTCCACCCTGAGGTATCATCTTTAGAGAAGAACAAAGGTCGGTTGATACTTTTCTAATAAAAGCTGCTTGTTCAGATTTATCCTTAAGTATCTTACCTGGATCGACATTTCCGTAACCGCCGAATATTCCGAATGTTTTATGAAAGATGTAATTTCCGTCTATCAGTATATTAACCATATTTTATTTTAATTGTTCCGTTTTATAATTCTCAACCGAAGCCCATTCCTCATCAATTGAGAATTCAGGGTCTACTATTCTATGGTCAAAATCTTTAAAGTTTTCAAAATCGTCGTCGTCAGCTTTTAATCTTCTCTCCACGCTATCAGCATCTCTCCGGTCTAAAAGTCTCAGTCTTCTTGTTTCTTCGTCTATATCTAAATAAACTATTAATGATTCTTTTCTATCTTCGGGAAGGAGTTTAGCTATCCCTGATGGTGTCATTATAAATAGATTTGATTTTACGAACTCCTCCTTCGTGGTTCCGTATACCCATCCATTAAATATAACATATTCATAGAAAAGCCCCTTCGCTTCAAAATCGTGGGCAGCAGCATCTCTGCTTATAAAATGATAATCCTTTCCCCGAATCTCACCCTCTCTAGGAGGCCTTGTCGTGTGTGAAACACAATATCTAAATCCTCTATCTTCTAAAAGCTTTCTTGCGTGATCTTTTCCTGAACCACCTTTACCAACTAATATTACTCTTCTCATCTATTCTACTAATTTCTGTATTTGATAAACAAGTGATAGAAGAGAAACCATAGGGTCAATCACCTGGTTTCTTTGTGATTGGTGATCTGCAACAAGGATGATAACACCAGGAATTATTTTCCTTAATTCCGGTTTGTTATCAATTATCCATTTGATAAACTCCTCGCCGAGGGCAGACATCACATCATCAACCTTACCTTGATATTCACCCACTATCGTTTGATAATTTTTAACAGGGTCTTTAGATGTTACTATCAGATCATATAAAGATTCGTAAGACCATCCAAGCTCCTGCATTTTTTTAGAATCCACCACGGTCACATTCTCGATGTTCCAACTTTGGATCTTATTCAATGCCGATCTGAAATCTGGGTAGTAGTTCTTTTGGAACTCCAATAGAGAGTCTGCATCGATTGAGATATTAAGCTTTGATAATATAAGACTTACTCTCTTGTTCCATTCTGCTTTTAATGATTCCTCCTCGTCATTGCTAACTGGATTAAAATCAATAACCTCAAATCTACTCTGAATTGCATCCGGAATCTTATTTATGTAGTTGCATGTTGCAACGAATCTGGTATTGCTAGCAAACTTCTCAATAGTTCCGCGGAGGGCTTTATGAAACTGATCTGATACCCCGTCAAACTCATCCAGTATAACAACCTTCTTAGATGATCTGCCATCTAGGACTGATATAGTTGAACAGAAATCATTTATCTTGACTCTGATAGTTTCAACCGAGCTTTCATCGGATCCGTTTATAAAAATATGCGGATACGGAGCAGCTAAAATTTTTGCTAAAGTTGTTTTTCCGCATCCTGGAGGACCGCTTAAAAGAACGTTCTGATTTAATCCATTCTCAAATATCTTAGAGATTCTTTGAGGAAGAATCATATGTCTTAGCTCTTTTGGTCTAAGTTTCTCTGTTAATAATTCTTGTATCATATTCTTTTTAGTTGTTAATTAGAAGCTTGTTTCTTAAAATTTTCCCGAAAAATCGTCAGGTGAATTTTTATCACTTCTGACCTCTATGAAACGCGGAAGAAATAAAGATCTATTTCCATGCTTGTCCGTGATAGTCACGTTATATTGAATAGCAGCAATTTTTCCGATATACGAGTCGGGATCTTGACTTAGTGTCTTTAGATCATTATCGGTAAATCCTGCTCCGACCTTAACATTTAGTGTCCTTGAGCTATCGGTTAAAATGAATCCACCGATAAATCCTTCTCTCTTGCCCTCTCCTGGATACCAACCAGTTATTTCAAGATCACAATCGCTAACCTCTTTAAATTTAACCCAAGATTTAGATCTCTTACATTCGTATACTCCGTTATCCTTACAAATAACTCCCTCGCCTCCCAAATCAACTATTTTCTTATAAATAGCCGTTACCTCGCTAGGATCACTAAGCTCCCACATTTGTGCCAGTTTTACAGGGGAATCGGAACCGATATAACGAAGTATCTTTTCCAAAGTGTCTCTACGTGTTTTGTAATCTATAACACCGGAGCCTTTCTCTAGTGATGAAGCCTCTTCAAAATCAAACACATTGAATAATAAACCGGACTCTATTGATGAATCAACCTTTCCTCTCAATATCTGGGTAACTTTACCACTTACCGATTTTCTATTGAGGTCTGTTAATTCACCGTCGAAAAACCAATCGCCTTTTAATCCGCTGTTTATAAGGCATGTTTTAAGATCGAAAGTAATCTTAGGAAAGCAACTCGAGTCTAATTCGTTAAATGCCCTGGTGAAATATGAGAATTCCCCATTCTTGTAAAGTGCAATAACTCTGACGCCATCATATTTCTCCTCACAGTATATTTTGTCCCATTTTTCTATGGTTTCGTGATCGTCTGTTGCTAACATGAGGGATGGATCCGGAATAAGTTCTTTTTTAACCGCCTTGTTAATTAGCTTGGCTCCAATCCCAATATTCATTCTTTTGGTTAGGATTTTCATAAGAACTGTTCTGAGTTCAAGATCTTCCTGCGGGTCTTCCGATATTTTTTGGGAAACCAAATCCTGAGCTCTCCCTCTTAGTAAATCGTTTGCTGCAGGAGCCGTTTTAAGCTCCTCTATTAGCTTTTTAAAATCTTCCCAATGATTATGATTAGCGTCAGATAAAGCCTCGTTAAAAGAGATCTTATGAAGTTTTGTTGTAACGAATGGATTGTAGCAAATATCCAACATATAAGAGAACCTATCACTCAGATTATCGCTTATGATGATCTGTTTGGCTTTCTGTGATCCTTCTCCAGTTAGATTTTCTAATGTCTTAAATAGTCTTAATTCCTGTATCATATTTGTTTTTAATTTTCACAAATATAGACAAGGATTTCGGCTAAAAAAAATATTCTATGGGTTAGAACCGAAATATTTGCTCCCCGTGATCTCGTCAAGACTAACCGAGACAGCTCCAACTAGTGAACAGGCAATAGATCCAGCTATGTTACATAGCTTTAATGTCTTTTTGATATCAACACCAGATGATATACAAAGGGAGAACATAGCGGTTACTGTGTCACCGGCACCGGAAACATCAGAAACGTTTATTGGATATCCGGGACTGTGATAAGATTCGTATCGGGTAACATATAGCATACCCTTATCAGAAAGAGTCACCAGAATACCCTTTATTTCCATACTGTCTATAATTTTTCTGGCTTCCTCTGTTATTTGGTCGAAATCAGATGCAGACATTTTCTTTCCCGCAATGGTGCAAAATTCGGAGAAGTTTGGTTTAAGTACGGTGCATCCTTTATAAAAATCTATATTCTTTACTTTAGGATCAACTATAACTGGTTTGTTTTTAGCATTGCAAAGTTCTATCGTTCTCCTTATAATTCCAGGGGTCATTAATCCCTTATTATAATCTTCGATAATAACGCACTCATAAAATTCAATAGCAGATTCGAGAAGATCTATAAAATAATCCTCTGTCTCCTTGTCGATATCATCACAATCTTCATCATCAACTCTGAGAAGCTGATGTGAATTTCCAAGATATCTTGATTTAATGGTGGTTCTTCTCTTGTCGGTTTTAAGTAGGATACTTAGAGAGGATTTCTCCTTTATCATGTTTTTTACTAGGTCTCCGTTTGGATCATTTCCAGTAACGGTTATGATATCCCCGTTACCACCCAATGAATGTATATTAGAAAAAACATTTCCGGCTCCACCCAGATAATAATGCTCAGATTCCTTCAGAAGAACAGGAACTGGTGCTTCCGGAGAAATTCTTGTCACTGAACCAATGACATAATGGTCCAACATAACATCTCCGACTATCAATATTTTACTGCGAGAAAATTTTTTAAGTAGATCCAATTCCATTTATTAGGAATTTAAAGGGTTTATAATGTTACTGCTGGTGCTTCCTCTTCTCCTGCTGCTTCCTCTCCACCGGCTTCACCTTCCGCTCCGCCTTCAGGTTTCTCTGCTGCTTTAGCTTCTTTTTCCTTGTACTTCTGATTCATTTTAATCTGATCTGGATTCATACCCAGGAATCTCTGTATTAGGAAGTCGTTATCAAAATATGCTTTTTCTTCCTCTCCAGCTTTTACTTTAAGTTCGCCTAGTCCTTTTATGAATTCGCTTCTTTTTGTAAATCCTGACATCTCCACCATCTCCTCAAATTCGCTATCACGATAATAATTAAGTCCAATATTTGCTTTAAAGCTTTTGTCTCTAGATAGCTCCGGATGATCCAGACACATTTGTAAATAAAGTGGTTTAACGAGTATTTCTTGGAATATTGATCTTAGCCTTCTAAGGAACTTTTCAAATCTAATTTCGTCCCTTTCTAACTGATCTATAGAAATCTGATAGTTTGCTGGTGTTCCGTTTTTGGAAGCAAATCTAGCATAAGGGATTTTTGAATCCATCTTAAGTTTATTAAAGAAGTATAAAACATTCTCCATAACATTAAAATCAGGACCACTTGGATTTAGAGACTCGATAGTTGGTGATTGCCCATCCTTTTCAGGAAACAGATAATTTTTATAAAATTGAACTTTCGGTCTACCGTTAATTGTTAATTCACCCGAAGCATCATTGATTGAAATATCCTCCTTGTAATTCGACATCAGTTGTCCAAGTGTTTGCATTGCTTTCTGAGGTGACTGACTACCGATCGGGATAATAAATTTAAGCCTATATGAAGCGTTCATCACGTTCCAGATAACTCTGGAATTTTCCATGATTCTTAAAATGTTGTAAGATCTAACTAGTCTTTCGATATAGCTAACCCTAGAAACGCTATTACCCTTAGCATACGAAATATAAATAACCTGCTCATTTGTAAGCTTCCTGCTCATTTGAGGATTCTGCGGGTACTGGATCCAGAATTGTTTATATTCATTTTCTCCGACCTTTTCAACAACGGGCTGAAGAGATGCTGGATCCAATTCTTTAAATCCTATAACTTCCTTACCCTTGTTATCATAGATAATTTCAAAAGCTAGAAATCCATCAATCAAGAATTGCTTAAAGTACTGCCAAGCTAGTACACTGTTCTGAAATCCGAATACGTTATAGAGCCTATTATAATTGGTTGACATCTCATCTTTAATCTTATCCTTAAGATCCAGATTTATAAAAGATGGTTGTGCGAAGTAGTTTCTATCATCATAAGTTATTGACTCATCGGTAACTGTATCGATAATAAATTCAATCTCTCCATTAAGAGAAAATTTTCTAAGATAATTTCTTTTCTCGATATAATCCTTGTCAAAGTAAGCGATATATTTTCTTACCTTAGTGTCCTGATATGAAGCAGTCCAATAAAAGGCATCATTTTGGGTGAAACCAGTACCGTCCTGATTGAAAAAATATCCTTCAGTCTTACCAATGGCTTGAGAATTTCTCACAACCATATCATCATACTGCATACCAAATTTTGATATGTTGCCTAGGTTTTTTAGAATGTTACCTAGGGCAGATTGATTGGGTTTTAAATAATCTAAAAATCCTGCCATTTTATTATAGTGTTACTGCTGGTGCTTCCTCTTCACCCTCTTTTTTCTCTCCCTCACCGCCTTTTTCTTCGGCTTTTTTCTTCTCTTTCGCTTTTCTCTCCATCGCTTCCTTGTTTGCATCTATATCCTGTTTGGACATGCCCAAGAAGGTTTCAATAAGGAAAGCATTAGAGAAATATGGTTTATCCTCATCGCCAACTAATCCACCCATTGCTGTGATGGCTTCTTTTTTCTTATTCATCATATCCATCTCCTGATTTAACTTAAATGGATTATCAGAAAAATAATCAAGACCCAATTGACTCTTAAACAAGAAATCCTCCTCAAGCTTAGGATATTTTTTAACCATTTGTATCCAAAGTGGCTTAACCATAATCTCCTGGAATGTTGATCTAAGTCTTGATATAAACTTGGCAAATCTAATCTCTTCCTTGTCTAATCCCTCAGCTCCGTTAGAATAAGGTGAAGTACTTCCACCGTCGGGATTATGAAATCTGGAAGGAGGTACCTTAGATTCCAATATGAACTTATCGAAGAAGTATGCTAGAGGTTGCGGATCATTTAAATTTGGTCCCTCAGTGTTTAAAGGCTCTATGGTTGGAGTACCGTTAACACCGGAAGGCATTAGATAATTCTTATAGAACTGGATCTTTGGTCTACCATCTATAGTTAACTCCCCACTCTCGTCATTAAGCTCAATATCCTCCTTATAGATGCTCATTAACTCTCCAAGAGTCTGCATACCTTTTTGAGGTGATTTTGATCCAATAGGAACTGTCATCTTTAATTTAAATGAAGCATTCATTACTGACCAGATAACTCTGGTGTACTCCATTATTCTAAGGATGTTATAAGGCCTGATTAATCTCTCAATATAACTTATTCTGGATATAGCATTACCCTTAGCATATGATATGTATATGATCTGGGGATCGTAAAGAACTCTTTTTCTCTTGGGATCCTGCGGATATTGTGTCCATGTATTAACAAAAGATCCATCTATCTGTTTTTCTACGCTAGGTACAAGTGTAACAGCATCCAGTTCTTTAAATCCTATGATATTTTGGCCTTTGTCATCATAGATGATCTCAAATGCTAAAAATCCATCGATAATAAACTGTCTGAAATATTGCCAAGCAGTTATATCATCGGAGAATCCCCAGGTATCATATAGTCTTTTATAGGTCTCATATAGATCATCCTTGAGTTTTTCGTTTATATCGCTAAGATCTATAAAATCGGGATATGCAAAAAAGTTGGAGGGGTCATAAGAAATTGCCTCGTCACACACGGTATCGAGCACCCATTCAATTTCAGGATTAAGTGAAAACTTTCTCAGGAAGTCACGTTTACCCTTATAGTCCTTATCGAAGTATCCAATAAACTGCCTAGTCGAGATGTCCTGTTTGGCAAGAGTCCATAACATACTCTCATCCTCGACATTGGATTTATTTTTGTTTAAAAAAGCCGCTTCGGTTATCCCAACTGCCTGGGAATTTCTAATAACCATGTCGTCGTACTTCATTCCGAAAGTGCTAATTCTTCTCACAGAATCCCTTATCCTCTGTACAACAGGAGTCTGAGATGGGTTATTATTGTCTACAAAACCAGCCATTTATTCAAATAGTTTATTCATTCTATCGATATTTTTAAATTAATTTCGATTGATATTCCTTATATATCCCCTGTATAGGTAACCCCTCTATGGAATTTACCCTTAAATATGGTATTTTAGCCCAGTCGCTAACCGAAATAACCTTAGGCTCCCTTATGAACTTATATTTAAATCCAAAGAGAGCATTCCTATATCCCGTATTCTTTAATAAGATAGCTAAATTAGAATCTTTCAGGTTCACTGGACTTTTTACTCCACCCTTATCATAAGATTCCTCGTTATCCTTTATTTGACCGGTAAAAGTATCATATATTTTACCAATAATGTCAATTCTGATTCTATGCGGAACCGTTATAAGGTCTATTCCCTTTACAATAGTACCGGACTCCTTCGTGTCAAACACATTAGTACAGAGTACGAGTGGCATTCTGTCTATAAATGGTCTATCCTCGGATATTTTAGCATCGGTCTGGTAATTAAACGTGTATATCTCTCCAGGAACAAAGGGTGGATAAAATATCTTCTCCGGACTAGCATTTTTAAAATATTTATTTAAAAATAATTCGTCAGTTATGGAAAAAATATCCCCCTTATTTTCGGGATCATCCTTATATTCGAGTACGAGATCTCTATACATTATTTACTTTTAAATAAAAAATTCTCATCAATCACGCCAAATCTATATCCTCTTTTCTCTGCCCATTCCTTAGCTGCTTTAAATTTAGCTTGATTGGTTATCCAGATTTGCATGTTTCTATTGTAGGATTTAAGCTTAGCAACCGTCATTGTTCCTTCGTATAGCGGCTTCTTCGTTTGGCTTTCCGGTTTTATCTCTATAATCCAATCTTGTGATTCGCCTGAGTCCTTTATAACCTTCATATAGAAATCAACATGATACTTATGTGATTTCTTATCGAGTGGATTATAGTAGTCTATTGATACCGGTTCGGAGCTCCATTTAACGATTGCATCGTTAGTGTCACAGTATGTACAGAATCTGTACTCCCAAGAAGATCTATATATTATATTATGGATATCCCCTATGTACTTTTCAGGGTTCTTAGGTTCATATTTTCCAGATCTATATTCACCGTTCGGTTTTACTTTCTTTATATCAGTCATAATGTTAATTAAACATTATACGAGTTATCATCACCGGTAATATAACTAAACGGTATAGTTTTTGGGTTTTTTGGTGGATGTAATTTTTTCCACCCTTTAGCAAATCCATTCTTTGCTATCTGTGTAAAGTATGCAAAAGGATTATTAGATTTTTCTGGATTAAATCGATTCCAATATTTACAAAGATCTTCCATAGCAAAAGCCATGCAATCTTCTCTGTCTTCTGGATCCTTATATGACATCTTTTTGGCGATCCCTGATATCATCAATGTAAACATTGCTATGGTTTCAGGAGTGAGCTTACCCGCATTCTTTGATTCTACGACAGCGGCTAATAATTCACTGTTCTTAACATATTCTTTTGCCATTAATAATTGGTTAATTTGGGTTTATAGTTTTAGTCAAAAAACTAGGAAAGATTTCATAAAAAAAGAATGTAGCTTTTGGCTACATTCTTTAGATTTATTCTTTAGTATCTTCGGGATCGTCAGAGTCTTCCTCTTCGTTATCCGTTATCTTTTTACCATCGGGTGCTTTACTTAGCTTACCTTCGGATGATTGTACGAATTTTTCGCCCGGTTTGTTCTGATTTTCAGCTTTAGGAGCGAAATAAAAGTTACGACTTAGTTTTTTTTTACTTCGTCAGATTCCTCTGCTTCATCTAAGTTATAACCAGTGTCTTCACCGTCACCTTCGAAATCGATATCACCTTCTTTACCAGGGGCTTCCGCTAGATTCATACTTTTTTTAATGTCTCCAGTTAATTTGGTAGAAGCGTTGCTTTTTGCTTCAGCATCTGGTGCTTCCGCTAATTTATTTTCGCCTTCTCTAAGGTTATATCCTATTTCGTATTTTTCCCCGTCAACATCTTCACCATCAAAATCGGTTTTGTCTTTAGTTTCTGGAGCATCTGCTAAAAGATCCTCACCTTCAACTTTACCTTTTTCTTTCTTATTGTTACCCGGTGCTTTAGCTAAATCTCCTTTTTCTTTTTTGTCTTTAGCCTCGTTCATTGTGATGTTATATCCATGAAGAGAATCAAGTTCCATTGCTATATCCTTATCTCCTTCACCTCTTGGTGCTTTAGAAAATCCGTGATTATCAGCAAAAGTTTTTAGTAGATTTTTTTGCTCCTCTATGCTTAGAGTAGATTTATTTAGATTGTTTGATTCTTTAACTTCCTCTTCGCCTTCTTCTTCAGCTTCTTCAGAGTTTTTCTCTGCTGCTTGGCTTAAAGCTTCTTCAAGATCAGAAATCTCATTTACTAAGAAATCCGAAGTTTTTCCGTTATCCAAAAGAATTGTATATCTTCCAGATGTACCATCAACCGAAATTATCTTTCCAGTTTCTCCTGATTCTTTAACTTTAATGAAATCACCAATGTTAAATTTTTCATCCTCTGAAACGTTAATCTCATCAGAAATTTTAATTTCTTCCTCTATTCTAGAAAGTTCGGAGTTAATCTGATTCCATTTTTCTTTTAATATGCTTAATTCTTTTTCAAGAATTGATTTAGCTGTTAAAATTTGTTTAGATTCTCTGTAAAGGTTATTAGATTCGGTTAAAGCATTGATCTTAGAAATCTCGCCTTCAACTCTTGTAATATTCTCAAGAACCTTCGTTCTGTCATTTACCATGACAGATTTAATTTTATTCTCACCTTCTAAGAAATCGGTTAGACCTTCAGATATGTCATATCTTAAATAAGATTTAACCATAGAAACTGCCTGAGTACCATTTACTTTATAAATGGAATTTTCATTCATAGCCTGATTGATCTTCTGAACGTAGATCTGATCATTCCATTTGAAAAGATTAGCACAAACACCTTCGTAGATATTAGAAGTTATGCTCTTAGCAAAATCTAGTTCAACGATGTTAGAGTAGTTTGTGTATAATACCATCGTATCGTGTACAACTTCAGATTCATTAACTCCAAAATAAGATCCAGATTCTAGACCTAATATTTTAGCTAAGCTTGCAACGTTACCAAATTTAAGTTTATCCTTACCTAGATAAACCTCAACGTTCTCGTTTTCCTCTACCAATTTAACTATTTTCTTACCAAATTTGATTGAGATTCCGTTCTCGTTAATAGAAACGTGTGATTTTCTAGAAGATTCTATTAATTTGCTATAATCAGTGGGAAGATTTGAAATTTGTTTTTCTGACAATCTAACCAATTCTTTCTCAGTTGCTTCAAATATTGATCCTCCAATATAGAAGAATGTTCTACCATTTTCAAATAAAACTGGAGAGTATACTTTAGATACACTAGATTCTCCTTGAGCATTTACTGGGATTTCAAGTTTTCTTGTATCTTTGTTTTCGTTAACGTTCAAGAAGTTGATCAAGTTTCTAACTACTGGATTGAAGCTGTATTTAGAAATATTTTTAACCAAAAGACCATTTGACTTACTTTCGGAAACCAACCAAGTATTTAAAGTTTCAGAAAGTTCAGAGTAGAAAGAAGAACTACCGCTAGTTTTGATTGCTTCCAAAACTTTGGCAACTTCAATTTCTCTCGAATATTTTTTAGCTTTAGCTTTAAGCTCTTCAGCAATAGGAGTAACTGAATTGTCCCAGCTGAAAGATTCTAGTTCTGCAATAAAATTATGAATAACAGTAAATTCCGGTAATCCTTTAGCGGATAAAAGATTCTGATATTGCTCACATACGATTTTAGCTTTAGGATATGAGTAGATAGAAGATTCTTTTATTTTAGAGATTGCCTCCATGATTCCAAGATTTTTAACTCCTTGTGCCTCAATGAAAGAAACCGTTACAGGATCAGATGTATCCAATTTAGAGATGCTTTCGAAAAGATTCTCTGATTTTTTCTCTTCTTGTTCTTTCTTATTAACATAAGATCCAGAGTTTGAAGAAGTTCTACTTCCTAGTCCGCCCCAAGATTCCATCAAAGCAGCAGCAGTTCTTTTAGAGACTTCACTCTCCTCTTTTCTTATTGCTTCTATGTGATTAACAACGTTTGGTACGTCGTTCTGGATTGCTCCTGAATTATTATGTTCGTTGATAGAAGCTATCAATTCGTCCTTAGAAACGGATTCGCCGTTAAGGAAGCCCTCACACAAAGATTTTACCTCCGGTGATTTTGTTAGTTCTTTTAGTTTTTTAACTTGGTTTATAAAGTCCATGGTTTACTTTTTTTTTACTGATTATATATCCAACTAAGGACGAGAAACTTTTACTATATATTTAATGTAATTACAGCATTTTATCATTCACACACTAATATTTCCAACTTAACCGTGATTTCCGTGCTGGGGTTATGAAAAACTATACCGCCATTGCCCACGCTATCACTTGCTAATGTTCCAGGTTTTGATAAATTCCATCCTTCAAATTCCGAATCGGATGAGGATATTCTCTGTCCAGAAAGAACCATAAGTTCACCCATATAATTGGTATTTCCCTGGTATGTCCAGTTTATATACTTTCTAGACTCCAAAGTGGAACTTGGATAAATGGCTTTAACCGCTATGAAAGAAACGTAGCCATATTGATCTCCAATGTCAGTCTGACTCAAAAGTGAGTATGCACCGGGCTTCAACGTAACTCTGCTTCTTGAAAACTTATCCACCTCTATATTAAGGTCCTTCATCGAAAGATATTTCGGAGGATTTGATGTGTTACCGTTATCGAGCACTAAATTACCTCGATAGAATCTAAATCCTTCCAGTACATCATACGGACATGTTATTGGTTGAGTTGCCATCTTAATTTGCTGTTATTACTGTTAATTGAACCTCAGAGTCGGTTGGGTTGGTAAAAATAAATCCACCATTAGCGCTATTGGCTGGACCTGTGTGTCCATATGTTGAAAACGGATCAACGTCCCATCCTTTCCAGGGGATATCTTCCTTTATAGCTCCAGTCAATATCATGACCTCGCCCATTATATTTCTTTGTGATCCTTTATAATCCCAGAAGATAACCTTTTCTTCCCTAGGGGTTCCTGGCAAATAATTGGCTCTAGCTATCAGCATCGAAACCTCCCCATTAGTGCTAGTAAATGAGGATGGGTCTAAATTAGCAGATGTTCTTGGTAATATAACAAAGGTCTGTTTTTGGTAATTTGAAAAACTTTGAAGAGGGTGGAAAAAGTCCACCACATTTAAGGTATCAAGTGTCTTAGATTGGTGTACAACATCAAAAGATTCCTTTACAAATTCAATTTCATTGGGATCGTTGAATCTTTGGAATGTAGCTTCTATTATCTCCAGCTCATCCAGTTGTCTTGCTATATTGAGGTATTCTATTTTGAATCCAGCAGTGGATCCCGATGGTGTTATAGCAAACCCAGCGCTACCACCAACTACAAGGGTTTCGCCAGTTTGTAGCGAGCTGCCTCCGTCAAAATTATCGGTGTTTAATATTTCAGAATCTGCCACTTATGTGTTTTATTTTTATAATTTAGTTGGATCAACCATAATAGGAATTCTATTCGTATTAGCTGTTGTAATAGTATTCTCTTTATAACCATCATCGAAAGAATCTGAATTTTCTGAAGTTGCCAAATCCAAAACAATCTCATCAGGCTCAGAAGATGCGACATCTTCAACCACCAATTCCTGAGCTATCTCCTCATGAGCCACTTCGGAAACTTGTGGTTCGGTGACCGTAATTTCATCCACTGTCACATTCTTATCATCCTCAGGCTTTATATAGTCAACCAGGGATTTGATAAATCCTAGCGCAACCACAGGTAAAACTGCACCGCTTATAATCGACAATATTCTCTTCTGGTATATTAGCTCCTCTTCAACCAATCCGAACAATTCAATCCATCCCTGAAAGTTCTGTAAGTGTGTATATGCATAATAGGTATTACCCATTGCTTGCATAAGAGTTAATATTATAAAAAGACCCCACACCATTCCCTTGTTCATTTTATCGAGCGAGATGAGCGATGCCAACGAAGCAGCAGCACCAACCTCAAATGCAATGGCTAAGCTAACAGCCAACCAAGTGGGATTGGATAATTTGAAAAAGTCTATAACGTGAATAGTGGAAATCACAGAAACCATTAAGTACAGGCTCACGAATGTGCCTATAATAAAGTAACTAACTGATTTTTTACTCATCTTTATTTTTTATTTTTTTCCAATTTTTTGATCTCTAGATCAATTTCACTCTGACGATTCACGTCCATGATCTTTCTGTCAGTTGATTGGATCATTCTTTTTTCAGCCTTTAGCCCCTCAATTTCAAGGAGAATCCCAAGTTCCTCTCTGGTGCAAATAGAATCTAAAATGGCACCCTGTGTCTTAGATTGTTTTGATAATCTATTAATATCACTATTTGCTCCACATTGTCTAAGGAAAATAAGCAATAATAAGCAAAGCGCAATAACTTGGAAGTTAGCTTTAATTTTGTCTAGTACTTTCATAACTAATTTTTTTATTTTTTTATATATCTCCAAAAGGTTTGCACAAAAAAAGCCAGCTTATTAAAACTGGCTTTTTTTGTGTTTTATAGGGATTATCCCAATGAAATCCCCTGCATAGCCGCAGCTAATTGTTTTTCTAGCTCCTTTACTGTGGCAGCATCCTCTTTAGCATCGGATAAAGCCTGATCGAAAGCTTTGAATAGTTTAATGAAATCCTCCGCACTTTTAAGTCCGGTTCCTTTAGATTTAGACAAGAAATAGTGGGTAGCCTCTAAAGGTAAAGCCCCTAAATAAATAACGTTGTCCTTTATTCCTTCTTTTCTGATCTTCTGGATGTGTCGGTTTACTTCAACGATACCGAGAGCTTCAGTAGAATTCCATTCAGCTTTTTCCTGCATAAATGTTTCATACTGAGTGAAAAGTACATCATTACAAGATACTGCGTATACCTTAGATCTGATTTCGTCCTTCTTAGCGTCGATGGTCGCTTGAATCTCGTCCACTTTCTCCTGATCGTATCCAACTCCTAAATCACCTTGAGTATTCAAAGTGCCAAAGTCGATCTCATTGGATCCTCCTGGTAATTCAACTTCCATAGAAATTTGTTCTGCTTGCTTTTTACTTGATGCCATATTTTTTGTTTTATATTTTTACTATTGTGGTTGATTTTTGTTTCTATTCAAGATCAAAAATATCTAGACTATTCCTATTTTGATCGAGGTATGCTCTCAGAGGTTCCCTGAGATCCTTTGCGGGGTATATCTTAGGATCCGAGTCTGGTCCAATATGACACAGAAATCCGCTTTCTGTGTCTATACCAACCTCATCTTCAAGTATGAGTCTATATAGACTTATCTGAATTGAATATTCATTGTGCTGGTTTTCCCATAAATGAGAAAATGGTCTAAGCAGTTTCTTGTACTTACCCTTTGGGTGATCGTCATGCTTAAAGTCACCATTAGTTTTCCAGTCCCCTATAATAAGAAAAACCTTCTGCATTTTCTCGTCCCAAAAAAGTAGTGGCTGATCTATAGTTCCCGCTAATCTCCATTTTCTTGAAAATATACGTAGCTCAGATTTCAGAGGAATAAATACCTTTAACTTTCTTTCATAGAGATCCAGAAATTTATGGACTCTCTTGGAATACTCCTCCTCAGCATTATACTCCGGTACATCGGGATTTAATCCGCTCCAAAAATCCTCAATGAATTTATGAACCCTGGTTCCAAGATCATTAGCAACATCGGCTTTGTATTGCCACTCGTTAAGTACTAGTGAAACATCAACTCCCCTCTCCTGTGCCTTCCTTTTCGACCAGTATTCGCGATCGAAAGGAACCTTGAAATTTTTAAGATATGTTGTTACGGAATCATATTTAATTCCATCGTATCTGTAAACGTGAGATTCCTCATGGAAGCTAAATTTATTATCATTAGTAAAAAATTCAAGCTTCCTCTCTATTTCATTCTTCAGTAGCAGTACCTCTTCCCTCATTATGATAGATGTAGGGTTTTTAATATCCAATCCCATTTAGCTATCAATAAAATAATTGCAGTCACCTCTGCAATAAATCTAAGCACCCATAACCAAGTAATGTGTCTAAAGAAAAATTGATAAACCACAAGATATGACTCCTCGTCGGTGTTTTTAACTGGCTCTATCCACATGGTCAATAACTCCTCAAGATTAAGAGATTTTAAATATTCGTTTGTTGGTTTAAGGTCATTAACAACGAAAGAAGGTCTAGCGTCTCTGGGAAGATCCTGGGAAAGCAAAATCTGTGGTGGTAAATTTATCACCGTATAGATTCGGTTTAGATAATCCCTTCTGAGTCTTCTTCTTGCCCAGATGGGAGAATCCTTTTCCTCCTTCTTTATGACTCCCACATATTCACGGTAAAGTGATATTTCTTTTATTACTTTAAATAGTCTAAACATAGGACTTTACTTTTTTATACTTCAATTTCGGGTTATTGTTTCCCGTCTATCTTCTTTCTGATCTTACCTCTTGCTCTTCTGATTCTGGTTGCAATGGATCTTTTCTTAATACCGTATTTCTCCGCTATATCCTTGTATTTCATATGATTGATCTCGCGATCTATCATAATATCACGATATAGCTCAGGAAGATCTCTGATCTCATCTAAAACCGATTCATAGACCTCGTCAAGATTGGATCCCTCGTTAAAAAAAGCATAGGTAGGGTCATCCTCTAAATTATATTGTCCCCCGATGTCACCAATTGTATTCTTGGACGAGAGAAATTCTAATTCAGAATCGGTGTGGCTATAGTATCTTTTTCTTGACTTCATTAATAATAATGATTCATTTCTCGCTATGTTATAACACCATGTCGAAAAGTTACCCCTCTCATTATTATATTGATCTATCTTCAGCCATATCTTTGACATCGTGTTAAGAAAAGCATCCTCAGCAAGTTCCTGTTCTTTTAAAATTAGGTAACAATGATTGAGTATTCCTGGACGGAGTCTCTCAAACAATACCTTAAAACTCTTATCATCTCTTCCCGTAATAAAATCTTCTGCTAGCTTCTGGATATTCTTCTCTTTTTGTTGCATGTGTTAATTTGTTTAATTTGTTAGTTTGTCTATTTTTAGAATTTCGATTCCAGCTTCGGCTAGGAAAGAGAGAGATTCAGGTTTTCTGTAAACTTCGGAAAAAACGACCTTCTTTATTCCCGACTGTATAATGAGTTTGGAACACTCAAAACAAGGGGACAGTGTTACATATAGGGTTGATCCATCGGATCCCTGTGTGCTTTTGGCCAATTTTGTAATTGCATTAGCCTCCGCATGTAATACTTGAGGTAGGGTAACATCATCGATCTCACATATATTAGGAAATCCAGTAGGAGATCCGTTATATCCATCTGATATGATAGATTTATCCTTTACGATCAAACACCCAACCTGCATTCTTTTACAGTATGAGTTCTTTGCCCACACTGATGCCATTTCTAAATAAATCAGATCTCTCTGATCGGCCTTAATATTTTCGGGATGGAATTCCATCGAGGATACATCATATTTTCCCTCACTATTTTTTTTGATTCTCCACATGGAAATATTCAAAAAATCCCATGTTATAAAAGATGTATCGTCGTATGTTTTGTCATGGACTTTGTATGGTAATTGCATCTGAGAGTTTATTCCAATTTGATTTTTACAAATGTAATATAAAATCTCGGGATAAAAAAATATTTAACGGTATTTTTTAAACCCTCCTTGAATCGGGTCTATATGGACCCGACATAGGTGAAACATTTAATGGTCCCTCGAGAAGGGATGCTATCCTAACAAGAGCAGATTTCATCTCCTGTATATCATTAGATGTCATTCCGCTATCTCCCATTTTTTCAGATTTAGCTTCGACTGGCTTATCCGAAGTCTTGCTTTCTGTGCTTACCGCTTCGGTTGGAGATTTTTTTCCCTCACTAACTTCCTCTTTTGCTGCAGCAGGCTTTGGTTGGGCTTTAGGTGCTGGAGGTGTAGATAGCTTCTTAATATCCGTTTTGAGCTCGGGCGTCTTAAGCTCAGGTGCTTTTTTTGCCAGTGATGGTAGTTTTACTTGTTTACTTAACTCAGATCCTACCCCGAGTATATTGCCAGCAGTACCTAGTTTTCCACCAAGCTTATCGCCAAACATCCCGCTAGCTCCTTTCAGAAGATCCGATCCTGAAGATAGTAGTTTTGTTTTATCGACGTCCTTAAGAAGGTCCTTGCCTTTAGCAAAGATATCAGATTTGTTTTTATCTTCTTCAGCTTTGCCATCATTTTCCTTATCTTTCTTCCCGAATATTCTTGAGAATAGTCCCTCTTTCTTTTCTTTTAGCTTAGCTTCCTTTTCTTCCGATTTTTTTTCCTTCTTATCTGTAGGCGCGGGTGGGTTTACAACCTCCTCAGCTTTATTATTTACAGGTTTGGTTAGTTTCTTTAGATCATCCTGAGTAAATTCTGATGTTACTTTCCCCTGTAGTCCCTCCAGATATGAATTAATGTCCTCCTCTAGCCAATCCGGTTCACCGTCATAATACACGGGATCTGCTGTAAGTAATTCATTTCTTTTCCTAGATATCTCTTTTTCACTAGGAGCATCGGGTCCTAGCTTTTTTAGAATATCTTGTCTTGCTTTTAGTATATCATTGGGTATAACAGCGGATCCCTGTTGTAGTTTAACTATTTCTGGTCCCTTCTCACCAACAAGGTATTGACCAGTTTGATTAACAGGTCCACCTTTCTCGAATGCACCTAAAAGTCCCTTACCACCCTTTAATAAACCTCCAAGAGATCCTGAGACAACGTCCTTTATACCACCACCTTCTTTTAGTCCACCAGCAAGACTCTTTATATCTAGGCCTTTGGCCATATCGCCAATACCCTTAAAATCCAGTCCCTTTATCCCCTCGGTCAATCCCTTAAAATCCAATGATTTAAGATCCTTAGATAGGCTTTTAAAATCGAGTGATTTAAGGTCCGTAGAAAGACTTTTGAAGTCGAGACCACCTATACTCTTGGTGAGCTGAGAGAATTCGCCTTTTAGACTCTTAAGATCCAAACCTTTTATACTGTCTGCAACCTTACCAAGATCCTTAGTCCCTTCCGCGCTTTTTTCCTGTACCTCAACCAAATCAGATGTGGTAGCGGTGTTCTTTTTAATGTCACCGGAAAGCTTATCTACATTTCTAGATAAGTCTAATAAAGAGGAAATAAGTTTAGGATCTGTAGCCATGCTGTATATATTTCTTTTTATCTAGTTAGGTTAAATAACTGTTTAACTCCTTCCTCTGTTTGTTTGTCTGCATTTTCTTGCTCAATTGCAGCATTGAGTTTGTCGAGCCAGATCTGGTACTCATAGAAAGGCAAAGATTCCAACCAATTTGGATCTATCTTATGTTCATGCCATAGTCTAAATTTGATATCAAAGAAGTTCTCCAAAGATATCTGAAATAACGAAAAGAGATCTGATCCCGCTGGGAAAGTTGATATCAGCGGTGACCTCCTCATCACCGCAAGCTGGGCATTTTTGTTTAACTTTTAGTTCAGTCCCGAGTCTTATCTTTTCAGAGAGCTCAAAATATAAGCTGTATTCCTCCTTAGTCCAGTAATCGGTTTCTCTCATTCTCAGTGAGATCTTATCTGTTGTCAAATCTCTCCATTCATTAAATAGGAAAGGTGCAATCTTAAGGAATCCCTCATCAACATCGGATCCCCTTCTCGAAACATCGGAAACAAATTTAGAAATTGCTTTAGTAACACCTATACTAGGTACGCTCATCTCTATCCTTTTTCCTATCTTTTTAACGTCAAAGACGAACGTTCGTGTTTCAGCATCATAATACTTAATGATTCTATCGTCGAGCTCGTACGAGCTTAAAACACCAGTCCTTAGCTCGATGCCATCCTTATATGGACAGTCAGGTGTTTCTTTACATGACTTAGTCAATTGTAGTATTATCGAATTCTCTCCTCTTACGAAAGTTAGATCTCGAACTGCCATTATTATAAAGAACCTATCCTCTTGTTTTAGGTCAAGATATGAAACTACGCCCTCTCCAGGAAAATCTATTCTCAAACATCTGTCAAGAATATAACTTAGCTTATCCTCTATATCCAATCTGTCATCATCGTCGATGGTGGAAAAATGTCTAATCTCTCTTACCTCAGCAGCTCTTATTGCAAGTTTTGTTCCCTCAGGATAAAACATGCCCTTAGACGGTATTATCTGAACAGGTAGGTTTTTCCAACCAGTATCAAATGCAGGTGAGACAGATTGGGCTTTTCCGAAGCTATTTGCTGGTTGCTCGCTCTCGTACACATTCTTAGGTGCTTCGGTCGAAATTGCTGCAGACTCTTTTACGTGGATCTCAGCTTCGGTGTTCTTCACAGAGCTTGTGGATGAAGTTAAAACTGTTTCATCCGGTAATTTTGATTCTTCCTGAATTGGATCGTCGTAAACTACCCCTCCGGATAGCTCCTTTCTTCTTAGAATCTCTTCTGGTGATATGTTATCCATAATAATTTTGATTTTATCTATTATATAACACAAAACAAAAAAAGAGGCCAAAATAGGCCTCAAATTTCAAATATTTTTTATTATTAGTTATTAAAGGAATAGATCTTCCCAATAATCGCATATCCAGCTAGTCGTTACGCTATAGATTGTTGACTGCTCATAATCAAGATCCATCGCATTTATAGCTTCACTTGGGAAGCAAGAAGGTATTCTTATTCTTCTGAAAACATCCCCTCTTTTGTTGAATATTGATATGGACATAGATCCAACATAATCAGATTTTATGCCCATTGCCCCAGTTAGTGGATTATAAATTAAATCTGACCATTGTCTAAGAATCTTGTAAACTGACATGGAATTAGCATCATTTAAGTTGACCTCGAATTCCATACTTAAAGTCATATCACTCTGAGAAGGCTCTCCTCCAGCATATCTTCTTGTAGCAAACTTGTACTGCTGGTTAATAGTTTGTGCTGGAGCGATGTCAACTGTTAATCCACTTATTGATTTAACCTGCTGTGCCAATATACTCTCACCATTAAAGGTGGTTGATGCAGCAACAATCCCAGCAGGAGGATTTATTAAAACCTCAAACTGGTTTAAGTAAACAGGTTCGAAGTTGTTTATCCCCGCTTTAGAATTTGTAAAATGTGGTAATCCTGCCATTTCTATTTTTTATTTTATAAGAATAAATCTTCCCAGTAATCAACCGCCCAAGTCATATCATCTATCTTATATAGATCAGTCGAAAGATAACTTAAATTCATTGGAGAGATTGGCTTAGTAGGAAAACAATCTTTACAGGTTATTCTTCTGAAAACGTCTCCCTGCTTATTGAATATAGAGATAACGATAGTACCGGTATAATCATTTTTAAGACCCATTGCACCCGTTAATGGATTATAGATAAGATCCGACCATTGTCTTAGTGTTTTAAAGATATACATCGAATTAGCGTCATTTAAATTGACACTAAAACTTAAGCTAACGTCCATATAGGTGTTTTCAGGTTTAGCACCAGCATAGTTTCTTTTAGCAAATTTATACTTCTGGCTAGTTATACCTGGATTTTTATCAAGTGAAAGTCCACTAACTTTACTTACGTGCTGAAGCATTATTTCACCGCCAGCTACAGCACCAGGAGGTATAATTGTTACCTCAAACTGGTTCAGATAAACAGGTTCGAATTTGTTTACTCCTGAAAGTGAATTTTGAAAATGTGATAATCCTGCCATAGTTAGTTATATTTATCTTTTGCCTCTAAAATCAGTAAATATCATTATACGAATTGTATAAATCCACCTGCTGCGATTCCGCCAGTTCTAGTAACAGTAATTCTATTAATGAATTTCTGAATTCCTCTAGCAGGTTCGATAATAACATCAATTATACCCATGTTCATGTCGATAATTGCTGGAGTGTTATTAGAAGCATCCATGATAGTTTGGTAAGCATAAATACCTCCACCTGCTCTTACACCGTCTAAGTAGTTATCAACCAATGTTTTTATTTCGAGTCTGATTGAATCGTCATTGAAATCAAATAAGTAATTAGATAGGATTTCCTGAACGTCAGATTCTATACTAATTAAAAGATCTCTTACGTGAACTAAATTAAATGCAGAGTTAACTTGTTGGTAAGCTGTTTGGTTACCGAAGATAACCACACCAATTCCTCTTCTCTTGATGATCGGGTTAATTCCGAATGGTTCAAGATTTCCTCTGTCCTCATCAGTAAAGTCATATTCAACTCCTACCACGCTTGATCCGCTTATTACCCCTCTTTTTTGACCTGCTATAATTGCGTAAGGTTCTCCGTTAGCAAATTTTCTAAGGAAATTATTAGAAACATAAGCTGCCGGTGGTACTTCAACGTTTCTGTTTGATTCTCTAACCGTAATATAAGGTGAGTAGAAACCGCAGAATTTAGATCCATCATCTTCAGTCGGTAGACTGAATGTGTATGAAGGATTAAGTGATAAGTTACCTCCGTCTGCGATATAAGCAGTGTTCAATTTAGGATAAGGATTAGCTGCTGTTGGTGCATCAGTAAATCTAGGATCCGTACTAGCTCTAAATTGAGCCATTGAAGGCGCGTTAATAATAGCAAGTGCTTGTTGTCTCAATTTAGCAAGCTTACTAAGCTGATATTTAGAATTAGGTAGGATTTGTCCAGAGAATGTATCTACGATGTATCTGAATGAAATAACGTCCTTAGAAGCTAATGTTTTAGCTATATTGGTGTCATACATAACGTCCAAAATTTCAGTTATTCTAGCATCACTTCCGTTAGGTCTATGCCAATCAGTCATTATGAATCCTGAAAGATATGATAAATCAAAAGATCTAGTGAATTGAGCTATAGATAAGAATTTTTGAACTCTAACTCCGTTTGTTGTAGAATAGTAGTAAACTGGTCTTGCAGCTACCACTCTGTATACTCCCGCTGTAGTTGTACGAGAAACCGAAGTGATCTTAGCTAATCTATTCTGTCTATTTCCTGTTGCAGGTTCGCAGATATCAAGATCTGTCGATACAACCAAATCACCAACCGAGAATGGAGAATTACCGTTAGCATCCAAAGTTACAGTGAATGTGGTAACGTCTATTCTTGTACAATCTACGAATTGGTTGATTGAGCCTTCCTGAGAAACTATATCAAAACTTTGTGCACTTACTGGATTACCAATGTTATCCGAAGCGTATGTTGTACCAAATCCAGGTACATTAGCGATTGTTGCAGTGTCTAGGTCAACGCTAGAAAATGCTCTTGTATAAACCAGATTGAATTGGTCTCTATCAACTGTTTCCTCAAACCCTAAGTATTTAAGTTGGGTTCCTGCTGAGTTTGTCCATGCTAAATCTCCGTCAGTTACTTCCGCATATTTATTATCCTGATATAGATCAGAAGCATTGTAGGCTACGATGGTATTAGAAACTCCAAAAGGAGCACCAGGTCCAGTAACACCTTCTGGTGTTGCTACGCTTTCGATATTTAAATAATCAGAATTACCAAACTGATAAGCATCCGTATAGAAAGGTTGATTACTTCCAGAGGCACCGGTATTATAAGATGTTAAGTTGTAAGTAGGTTTAACAACTATACCTTGAGATCTATAGAAAGATGTATCCAATGGGTGAGTAAAGAATATTCTAAGAGCTCCCGAAACGTCTTTAGTTCCAGTTACTTTAAGTTTAACTAGGTTAGCTTCAGAGAATTGGTTAATTAAACCTCCAGTTAAACCTCCAGTGTAACCAGTCACCACACCTAAAATGAATTTCTGATCATTTGATGAGCTAACACTTAAGAAACTCTTAAGCTCTGTTACATCGGTAGCATTTGCCATATAACCTCCGGTCACACCGTATGCTCCTGATGTTTGAAGATAGTGTAAACCTCCGTCATATGCTGAAGGATCGTATGCATTAAATGATTGGTAAACAACACCTGCGGTTGAACCAGTAGCACCGGTTAAAGTGAATAATGTACCAACGTTAGCACCTGTCGTGTAAACAGTAGCACCAGTAGCACTATTGAAACCAGTAGCACCGGTAACTCCAACTACATTTTGATTGTATAGGTAATCAGCAACTAACACCTGATCGTAACTTAGGAAGTTAATTCTAGGTGTAGCTAAATCTCTATCTCCACTTAATTCGTCGATTAGGTGATTTCCTACTAGATCTATTCTGGATGAATTGTCGCAGATAGCATCAAATGCTTGTTCGTCGATAGCACAGAATAAACCTGTTGAAGGTGTTCCGTTGTTAACTAATGTTTGTATATACTGGTTAACTCCGTTAAGATCAACGAAGTCCGGTATGATACATCCAGTTATTGTAGTCACGATCGAAACGTCAGGTTCAGCAAGGAAAGAGTCTATTCTGCTCTTGATGAATCCATTATTAGTGAAATATGTGGACCATTTAGGATCGATTGCAAGAGCTTGATAATTTGTCCAGTTACCATAAATTGCAATAACATCTATGAAATAATCTGAGATGTAATCGTAAGGGTGCATAAACGTCGGAACGTTATTTGCTCCATACCAATCGATTGCGAAAATATCATAACCCTTAAGAGGTTTAGAAGAATCCGTAGATTTTCTAACTATTATACTCATAGGGGTTTTTCCAAGGTTGGTTAAGCTGAAAAGTTTTCCTTGATCGGCAACACTTAGTGTTGCAAGGAAATAATTAGGATCAGCAAACCAGAATCTCTCCTTGTTATAGTAGGATGAATATAGTTTGCTAGTGATAACACCGTTATATTCCTCGGTGTCAACAGAATAAGCCTGATAAGTTGCTTCGTCCGGATCTGCAGTATCTACGTCGTCATTCAATCTTAATAGATTCAATGCAAAGACCGGTCCAGTATTTAAACATGTTAATATAGATCTTTGGAAAAAAGATCCTTTATTTTCTAGTGATCTGTCTACGTCACCAAAAATAGATATAAGAGTTGTTACATCCGGGATATAGACTGGGGTATTGAAAGGTCCCTTGTTAGAGAAACCTACAACCAATCTAATAGTCTGAGACGTTAGAATGACGTTTTGTGACGCGTCAAATTCTAATGTATAAACTCCAGATGCTCTAAACTGTGAGTAGTCTATTTTTACCTTATTTGCCATTATTTTTCAAGATATTTTTGCTTCTAGACTATATATCAAAAAAGAAACAGGAATTATTGATAAAGGATATTTAAATAACCATTATTACATGAGTTTACTGAAATCACCGTAGCTTCTTCCGTCCTTGGTACTAGGTCCTCTCTGATTCTCATCTAATATTTGTCCGCCCTCAATTTTTCTGATTATTATGTCCTTATATGGATTTTCTGTAAGCTCATCAAAGACGTCACCGACTATCTGATTAAAGTCATATCCATCGAATAAACCTGGTAAATTAACTAGGGTCATTGCAACATCATCGTGTCCACTCTGGCTCGAGTAAGTTCCTCTCGAATTTAATCCGAAAGTGAAAAGCTCGGGTATGGTCCATTTCTTCTCATTTACCAAGATTTTATCGCTCTTAACCAGGCTTCTGAGCAATTCACAATACTTCATCTTGTTTTTCTCGTTGTATTTTATACCTGGTTTTAGTACTCTAGCACTTTCGCTGTGTTTAGTAAACAGAAACATCTCATCGTAAAAATCATCTCTAGCGGTGAGTTTGTCATATAATATCTCGCCCTTAAAGTTCATCTCCAATGCGATCTTAACCCTGTCCACAGTAAATAGGTCGCTGCAGAGAAGTTGTACAAGTTTAGTAAACTCCTCGAGCTTAATTTCGTTATCTCTAAATACACCAACCTGAACGAGTCCAAAAAAATCAGCCTCGTCTTCAAATTCCTCTATTCTATCAATCACTGTCTTAGGTAAAGGAGTAACCTTAAATATATTAATAACCGTAAAGTCACCCTTTCCTCCAGCACTTAAATCTATAGATAGCACAAATTTCTTACCAGGGCTGTCGCATTTATCCAAGTCGAACTTAGGGTGCCATATTAGATTCTCGTAGTTAATACCATTGTCATGAAGACAACTGATTTCTTTCCAGGAATATTCAACTTCATTTTTTCTTATCTTTTTAAGCTCATTGGATCCTAAAAGTAAGCTTGATGAACTTAAAAATTGGTTACCGTATTCCTGATTGAATAGTTCTTCACTTCCTAAGTTACCTATCTCTTTCTGTTTCCAAGCTTCGTCTCTACCCGGAACCTGCCACCAATCCACCCTGATTGGATTAAAACTGTTTTCACCGTCGAGAGCACCCTGATAAATTTCATAGAATTTATTCATTCCATTAGGCGTCGATGTGATTATGATTCGGGAGACCTTGGACGAAGAAACTGTTGGATATGTGGATCTAAAGAAAGCCTCGATAAAATTGGGGTTAATATGGGCAAACTCGTCCATGTATAAGAAATGGATGGTAAAACCAATACCGGAAGTTTTAGTTGTAGTCTTTGCTAAAACTCTACACCCGTTATCAAAACGCATTGACATGACGTTGTTTACCATTATACCAGGTTTTAAAAAGAATGGTAGCCCCTTGATAATGGATTTAATCTTGTCCATTAATTCCTCCGCAGTGTCACCGACGTTGGCCAGGATCATTGCATTTTTATCATGGTTAAAAAGTAGATACCAAACAAGAATTATGGAAGATGTAATTGATTTACCAACCTGTCTCGGTGCAAGAAAGATATTAAATCTGCTACCCTGATATTCCCTAAGAACTGAATCCTGGTAATCTCTCAGTCTGATGTAATCCAATCCCGTATCGGTCATTACCTTACAATACTTGGCAAAATATGTCACGTCCTCCGCGCATTTTTTCATTTCAAGTATCTCGTCTTTGGTGTACTCCCATAGAACATTGGCTCTTTTGAGCTCCGGATTATTGTCGTGGAATGGATTTTCTACACTTTTATAATCTAGACCTTCCTCATCAACTCTCCTTAATAGCTCATCTATTCTGGCTGTTGTCCAATAGGACGTTTCCTGCTGGACTCCATTTTCTAATAAATCCTCCATATTATTCTAGTATATCATCCTCGATTTCATATTCATCCGGGTCCTCATAGGTATCAGAATCTTGTCTCATTGGATTTTGTGCGTCGATTCTTTTTTTGTCTCTAGCATTAACAACCGCATTAGGATCTATGATCTCTGGTTTAACATCAACAATCTCGGAACCTATAATATCACGGAGTCCCTCCATTATACCTCTGGTCCCTCTTGATCTTAGCCCGCTGTCACTCTGGTTACCTGTTGAAAGATAAATGCCATCATCTCCCGGAACCTGATCTAGCACCATCCCACCGGAATGTCTTTTCTCCTCTATCTCTATCTTTGTCTTCTTGTAATTCTGCTCCATCTTTTCCAGATATGCCTGATAATCCTTGGGCATCTGCATTATCTGAGATTGTAGCTGAGCTAAGACCTCGAAGAGTCTGGGATGCATATTACCTAAATCTATCTCCTCCAATATTTTAGTAATGGCATGTTGAGCTGATTTTAGTTGAAACATCATAGCGGAGAGATTCATCGTGTCCGCTTTTTTCTTAAATTCCACGTGGGATTCAGTTTGATCTAAATCGACATAAAATTTAGTAATGGAATCCAATAATGCTTTGGCTTCAGACAAAGCAGTGGACTTCTCACCAGCAAAATCCATCATCTCGGTGGTTTTTAATCTGGGAAGTTCATCTGTATCAGAAAGTATGTTATCTAGTGCCTCCTCCATTATGATGGAGTCTAAACTTTCTTTTATTTTTTCCTGTACGACCTTTTCAGGTTTTGGTTTTCTTCTTGGCATATCTTATCTATTTCGTGCAAACTTAGGCATGTTCAATAGAGGTTTGGCGTTATCAATGATGTGTGCGAGCTGCGCGTCACGCACGATGTTTTGGTTCAGTACTGTTGATTGTGTATCTATATCTATCATATTTTTAAATAATCTCACATTGCTTAAATAAATTGGTCCAGTAAATACCTTATATGAATTATTATCGGTTCCGTAATAAGGACTAGAGGTATCAGTAACTTTATCCGAAGGTGCTTTAAAAGTTATCGGTGTAGTAAACATTCTAACTTCTTCATGGACTTTATCAAGCTTACTAGACTGTTCAGCAGGATTTGTAGGATCATATGACATTTCCCAGATATTAGCAGCGATTTGTTTATAAACGTTAGATACATTTACAACAACACCGTACCAGCTTCCGTATTCTGGGGTGAATTGTAGAGGTGAATTTATAACGGTATCATTTAATCTTATCACTAAACTTCCCTGACCTAAGAAAGGATTTGATGTTTCGTCAGTAACACCAGAATGTATCAGATCGATTCTAAGTCCCTTTATATCGTCATTCTCAGTTAAATATAATCCGCTTATTAGGTTTCTGCTTTGTGCCTTTTGCATTTTCCATATGATGGTTCCATCAGAAAATGTCGTTGAATTATTCTTTATGGTGAACCTATATTCGTCTATAACCTCAACAACTTCATATCCTCCAGAGTGAAGTTTATCCCCCTGTATAGCAACATATCCCTCCGGATTAGAAGCATAGGATTCCCATCTGGATAATCTATGTCTCTTAGGATAGCTATTAAAATAAAGGTAATTCGAATCGGAAGATTCTAATGTTAGGTTCAGTACTGGATAGGGTCTTCTTAGCATTTGCTGGTTATCATAGAAATCCTTAAGTGTAAACCAACAGGTATACGCAAGTTCACCGGCTGAAGCAAGTTCAGGTAGTACCTTATATCTTATGGCATTTCTATATCTATTAGGATCATATCCAAATTCTGAATCATCAGCGAAAGCCTCGTAAAGGTCATAATAATGATTTAAAACTATAGTCCAGTTATTAT